GGCATGATACTGTGGCATGGTATACCAATCGCGTTGCGCGATTGCCTCTAGAAAACTGGAGTAGGTATGCAATCCGGGAACCAGAATTTCCACGCCAAGGGATCTGGTATTATGTCCCTTGGCGTGGAACGCCAGGGCATCATCGTCGGCGCACCGGAGGATACACCCTGATGGGTCTATCAGCGCATGTGCGGAGAGTCCTACCGACTTCAGGAAGTCGTATGCCCCCATATCATACGGCTCCGTATCGAGATACTGTGCCATGCTGTGGATCACGATAGTATCGATTCTCCCTGGGCGTTTTCTCCCATTCGCTAGATCGGGCAGTTCCACGATTTCCATTTTTCACCTTCCAACTGTGAGGTCAAATTGACAAACACAAAATACGGGCGGGGCAAGCACCCTAACAGCAGGCGAATAGCCTCAGACGGGACAACCGCTCAGATCAATGTGCGTATCGGTGAGACACTGCTGGCACGCCTCGATTCCTACTGTGCGAAAAATACAGTAAAAAGAGGGACAGCAATCAAAGCGATTCTCGACCGAGCTCTACCAGGATTTTCCGACACCTCCGCAAAGCGCGATTCTTAATCTGTCTCACACGCTCGCGACTGATTTTATGATGTTCCCCAAGGGTGGCAAGAGTCCATGACTCTCCACCCTCAAAGCCGTAGTATTTTCGGAGAACGTCCGCTTCTTTGGGTGGGAGCATGGTTAACAACTTTCCGACATGCTCCCGTTCCTCTGCGACTTCAAGGAGGGTATCTGCAGGTGCAGCATTTCCTGCGTTAAGCCGATTGTACAGGCTCGGCAAGCTCTTTTCGTTTTTCTTCCCGTCAGCCTCTAGGCTCAGATACGTATACCTCATCCTTTTTTTATGTCCAGCTGGCTGGCGTATCAGGTCGTCTCGCGCAAAGTACTCGCCCATGCGCTGCCGTATCCACCATACGGCATAGGTTATAAACCGATAGCCCATTTCGGGATCATACCGTTTCGCTGCCTCATAAAGTCCCAATGTCCCCTGCTGGATTAGGTCCTCCAGAGGCACTGTGCATTTTTCCGAAAATCTCAGCGCCTCTGAGTAGGCGAATCGCAAATTGGACTCGATCAGCATATCTATCGTAGCGGTTTTCTCCTCCTGCCTGCTGAGAACCTTCATTTTTGCGATATCTCGGCTGTATTCGGGCAGGTCACTCATCTCGCTTATCCTCTCTCCTGGTCACCCATAGACAACTCGACCTTTTCAATCTCAAGCCCTTCATATGCAGACATACACACAATACCGCAAGAGATATTGGGTTCATCTTGGTAGTTTCCAACGTCAGGGTCAAGCTCATCCAGGAATACGCGAATTCTTTCGGTACCCTCATACCGCTTGTTTATGGCAACATTTAGCTCCCTTTCAAGCTTTGCCATGCGATCAAATACATCGGGAAAATCCACACGTATCTTATTCCAATAACCACTTTGCCCTTTTACGCATCCGATACAGTTGTTGTTGGTATACCCCATTTTATACATTGTAGGAATCTCTATCCCTGCTTTCCACAGCAGACCCAAGCAGTCTTCTTTGGTCAGCCCTTCCTCGATCAATATCCACTCAGTGATAACTTCAGGGTTTTGTTGGTTAAATCTTGCTGCCCGGTGCTTCTCGTCTATTGTATACCCAAGCATTTGGATATCACCCTCTTCTTCAAACGCGACACGCACAGCACGCTTTAACTCTGAAGTGCAGCGTGCTCCTGCAACGCCCACAAGGTATCTCGTCTTGCTATACACATCCCAAGTATCTTTATACACCGCACTTTTTAATCGTAAAATTGGCACACCAATCCACTGCTCAATGTCTTCAAGAAACCGTAGGTTGTCAGGATGCTCTGTTGTCGATAAATCACAGTATGCTATCACACATTCCTTGCCATATTTTTTCACTGCCATCTTTGCTGTTACAGCAGAGGCTGCACCACACGAAAACCACACCACTTTTCTTGCCATATTGATCACCTCTTCATCCTTTCTCCTATCCACCCTAAACACGGCACAGCTATCGAGTTCCCAATCGCTTTGTATCGTGGTCCATCTGGACACTCTTCTTTGGGCTTGCCTCGCCAGGGTATCTGCGTATAGTTGTCAGGCATACCCATTAACCTTTCACACTCTACGGGGGTTAAGCGTCTGACAATCATACCTTTGGATATTGCGTGTGGCTGATCATATGCCCCCAAGCAAAACGAAGTTTTGCTTGTTACGCTTGCACCACCTTTGTCCCCTTGCATATTTACCATTAATGCTTGCTCCATCGTGCCCTTCATACCTCCTCCTGTTTATTCCATCGAGTCCATCCAGGCATAAAAAGCTTGCATAAGCTCAGGTTCAGTAGGCTCAAATCCGGACGCAAGTAATTGTTTGTAATTTTTGCGTCCTTTTTTGGATAGTCTGGCGGGTGTCTCCTTGCTATCTACAAATCCCTTGTCCACAAGGTCGTTCATTGTTCCCAGCGTAAAAAGGCTAATTTTTTCTGCATGTGACATTGTTTTGATGTTCATAATGGATTCCTTATCTAGTTTTTCTGCATGTGACATTGTTTTGATGCCATCGCCATCGCCATAGCCAATGCCAGTGCCAGGTCATCAAAATGGTTCATTGTATCGCCTCCATGATCTCTTCAAACGTCCCGACAGCCCCGAACTTGTCACAGGTCGCATAGTAGTGACCCGCCTTGTTGTTGTCCGTAGGCTTCCAGACGTAGATGGGTTTGCGGTGGCACATCGTCTTTGCCTGCTCACAGGCTTTTATATGCTTACAGCGATACACACCCCCAACTTTCCAATGTGCCTTCCAGGTGAACTTATAAGCCTCACAGGTGCATGATGGATTTCTCAGATCAAGTTTATACATTTTCAAAACCCTCCGAAGAGCCATCGCCATAGCCAATGCCAGAGCCATCGCCATCGCCATCGCCAGAGCCATCGCCAGTGCCATAGCCATAGCCAGTGCCATTGCCATTGCCATTGCCATTGCCATCGCCATAGCCAGTGCCATAGCCAGTGCCATCGCCATAGCCATTGCCATTGCCATAGCCATCGCCATCGCCAGTGCCAGTGCCATCGCCATAGCCATTGCCATTGCCAGAGCCATAGCCATAGCCAGAGCCATAGCCATCGCCATCGCCATAGCCATCAGCGATTATTGCTCCCATACAGGCACCTCTGAAATGTTTTTTCGCGCAAGCTCAGTGCATCTGATAATCTCGATGGCTCCCAACAGTCGCACCTCGTCTACTTCACAGGGAAACTTGCATTCGCCAAAACGCTTCACCCCTTCCATAGCCAATTGGGACAACGACGAAGCACCAGACCAATACCAAAGTCTACGCACAGAAACCATGACGACCTCATCACCGTCTTTCTCCTTTAAATACCCTGCAAATACGCCAGCATCTCGTGTCCTCACAATCACATACCTCATATCATTCGTATCACAGTATTTATGCTGTGATCCACTGCCCTTCAACACATACACTTCGCCATTTATGATTACCTCATCCATTTTTCTCTCCTTTCCAATCTTCCCTGTTCATTCTGTTTCAATCCTCTCTCCTATCCACCGCAGACCAGGCACTACAATGCTGTTGCCAATCGCTTTGTATCGTGGTCCATCTGGACAATCTTCTTTGGGCTTGCCTCGCCACGGTATCTGCGTATAGTTGTCAGGCATACCCATAAGCCTCTCGCATTCTACAGGCGTTAGTCTGCGTACTACCATATCGTTCAACATAACTCCTGCATCATCATAACAATCAAGTGTCACCGATTTTTCATTCTGCAATGCTGAGTGTCTTTGAAAATTATAGCCCACTGCGTGATGGTGAGCCTTTGAAAGTGTGTTCAAAGGCTCACCATCATTTCTTATGCCCATATCAGAGTGGGCATCGCTACGCCATAATGCATTCATCGTATCTATGGGATAACAAGCCACCGCTTGCCCTCCCTGCGCCTCAAGGGGCAAGGACTTGCCCCTTATGCTTACTGGCGTTTGTCGTGCGTGGAAGCCTACCAGATCGACATCTGCCTGTTTTGCATTTTCTGCTCTCACCACACCTGCCTGGTCAGAGGACACATAACGCGACCTGCCGTCAGCACGAAAGGCGTTGCCCTTGCCACTGCCGTTGCAACTCTCGCCCCCGTTTGCATACTGAGCAACCATCGGCTCACGTTGCCCCCGTTCCTGGGCATCTAATGGTCCCATTAGATCCCTTCTTGCGTTCTGCTGCCCATCAAGACCAATGCATTCTCCAACGCCTCTGGCAGTTTCTTCCCCCTCTTCTTTGCCCTTCTCAAGATGCCCTGACACGCTGTCGGGCTTAAATAGTATTTCTGATGGGCTGAAGTCTCCAGAATGTCCGACAACCGCGAAGACCCTACGCCTTCGTTGGGGGACTCCGAAATGTTGAGCATCCTTAACAGTCCACGCTGCGACTCCTTCTGGTCCAGACACCATACCCGCGTTTGTCCACCTGCCCCCATGCGTTGTGAGGGGATGCCTTTCTCCCACCATTTCTGCGAGAAAGCAACCGAAGGCGTTATCGGGGGTGTTGAGAACCCCTGGGACGTTTTCCCAAACGGCATATCGAGTGCCAACTGTTCGTAGCTCATCCCATAACCTCGCAAACATCAGGGTTAGATTGCCTCTCTCGTCTTCAAGAGATTGTCGTTGTCCTGCCACGCTGAATGCTTGGCAAGGCGTACCGCCAAACAAGATGTCTGGAGGGTGATCGATCATATACTGCCACGACTCTTTGCTTGTAAAGTCTCCCAGATTTGGCACATCGGGATAGTGGTGCTTTAATACTGCCGATGGGAATGCTTCGATCTCAGAAAACCATAATGGTTGCCATCCCAACGGCAGCCATGCCAAACTCGGTGCCTCTATGCCACTGCATATTGATCCGTATGTTAGCATCCCTCTCCTTCTTTCAGTCATTTTCCCCACTCTAATGCTGACGCCTCTGCCTTCTCTGCGCGTTCACGTTGTTCGTGCATTGCATGAGATGTCTCAACATTAACACCCTCAAGCCACTTGTTCCTGTCAACAATAGGGCGCACCAAGTCGATGATTGCGTCAACTTTGAGGAAGTCAGGCTTTCCACCGCACACACTCAGCACTCTGTCAATGCTCTCGCGCAATGAAGTCAGCGATGCAGTATCAGAAACCTCATCTCCATCGCCTGCCTTCTGCTCTAATACCTCGATCCGCTCAATACAACGCTTCAAGGCAACCGCTGATACCTTCATGCCTAAACCTCCCTCATGATGGGCACATGCAAGAACATGTGGCACGTATGTTAGCATCCCTCTCCTTCTTTCAGTCATTTTCTCCCCTTTTCATCCAAAAAGGGGAGCATCTCCTGCGAGTCATCACGTGGCTTCTCTTTTTCGGTCAAAATCTTTTTTCTCGTGCAGTGACCTGGTTTTTTTTTTGCAGTGATCTGGTTTTTTTCGATCCGCAGGTAGGTCTGTACTGCGAACCTGGCGCGACTGTCCCAGCTATCCACAATCTTCCGGTATAGCCCCTTCTCCTGGGGCATTCCTTTTATTTTTCTGACTCTGATTTCCCCTCGCGCAGTAAATGTGTCGTATCCTCCCATTCTGAGGCGCTCGATATCTGCCATCGCCCATTGTATATCCCAGGCTCTACGCTCTTTTTTGTTCATTGATTTTCCTCACAGTGACTACGGTGCGCTCCAGTGGCTCTATCGTGCGCTGTATGCGCAGATCGTCGATCACTGCATCATCGGTATAGACCACCCCGTTCATCGCGTCACAGACCGCCTTTGCGTGGTTGTCGAGATCTCCCCGTTTTTTCTTCTGGATGACCTCTATAATCACCTCCACCGATCCGTCTATCCGATGAACTCGGTTTTTTTTCATCGCGAGAAATGCATGATCGCGTATGGTATTCTCGTGCCTCCGCGTCCGCACAGGCGTGTATGTCCCGTACTTTCCCACCCTCGCCCGAGCCTTTGGCACTGGCGCGCCCGGCACAACAAACTCAACCTCGGAGCAGGTGCGTGAGCGGTCGGAAGTACTTCGCTTCGCAGACATATCGATTTCCGTATCCGTAATCTTTGATTTTGTGTTTCTGCCGAAAAATTTCGGCAGGCAAATACCCCACTACCTCCACTGTCCGACAGTCAATTTTCCAGCAAAGCACATTGATATCCTTCACGCCCCGATCATCACTATTGATTAGGGCGAAATCCCACCCTGTCCGGGTGGTTTTAACGCTGACCGTTTTGCCTCTATAGCTCAAGTCCACCCCACCATCCCCCCGATCAAAGATCCTGGAATCGATCGAAACTCCGAGCAGTAGCGCAGTGGCACACTCTCCCATGATCCCCATCTCGCAGATGCTCAGATCCGAAAGATGCGGATTGATTTTTTTCGATACAATCCTTTTATTTTTTTTGTTTTTCTGAATCTCCTCAGCGAGGGAGGAGATTTTCCCGTATTCCTGGTCATCAAAAACGATAGAAATAATCATTTTTGACTATAATCAAATTCATGTGTGCATTTCGGACATCGCACATACCGCACCGGAGATGGCTTCCGTTGATGCACCGCCATCTCCGGTGCGTAGATTTCGTATATATCTGATACGGTATTCCCCCCCAGAAGACCCTGTATAATCTCCTCTGCCTCATCGACATCGTCAGGGATATCGTAGAGCTCGTCCAGGATCGTATAGGGGATATCCCCCAATCTTTCCTGGTCTATGCAGAGCACGGAGTGCCACTGATACGCACGCACACGCCTATGTGCAGTGCGATAATCCACATTGAGATGGTCAATACAAAACTGTTTCCACGTCTGCCCATATTGGATATGAGCATCGCAGTCTCTTAGGGAAGCGATATACGCCCCCTGTACAATCGCTGACGAGTCTATTGTCTTCTCCAGGTCGATCACCTGGGTGATCGAATCTATGATCGCGTTTTGCTGCATCCGAACCTCTTCCGTGAACGCATTCATTTGTCTCCTCCGAAAAAGTCTGACCAGCCAGTTGCGACAAAGGCAACATCAGCTCGCGCAGCAACCCACCGACTTTCGCCCATCTTGTAGATGGACCACTCTTTTACTGCACCTCGATTCTGCACAGAATCGAGGTGCTTGCACGTTTTTTTACTGTCCGAACGGGCATAGGTATACGCAGGGCAGGAACACCACCGTTTGCTTTTATCTATGCGGTATCTCATGCAATGCACGAACAACGCCCTTTGGGATCGCCCAGGTCGGCAACTGTGGAGGGTTTTTTATTCTACCCCTCTCGTCCAGTTCACACCACGTAGAGGGGAGGTAATAGAGATACCTACCGATTCCCCATCGGGATGCAGCACGACAAAATGCCCGAGAGATACCGCCCTTCTCGGCTTCTATGGCAGTGTCTCCACTGCCATCACACTTCGTGATCCACTCCCCAGTCGGCTGGAGTCCTGGGGGGTCGGCAGGAGTCCTGGGCATACGTATACTGAGCCGGCAGATGATTCTGCCGAGTAC